TGGGACTATGAGGTGGAAACCAAGGGGGAAAGCCATGGCGAGTTATGCTAGAAAACCACAAACAATTGAAGCGCACCAATGGAATGGCAACATAACCGAAAAAATGCCGGTATGGTTGTATGATGCGATTATGGCCGGCGATAAGTTCGTCATGAAAGGGCGAAAGCTTTTCTTGAAAACCGGGGAAGAAGCTGAGGGCGATTATCTTGTTGACGATGGCGATTACATTGTCAGGGAAGGTGATGGGAGGTTTTCGACCCGGGCACATTGGGTTTTTGAGAGTGATTGGTATTTGTTGAAGTAGGAAGCTGTTTACAAAACGACGAATGAGAGGTGGTGAGATTGCCCAGAGCTAGAAGTCCCAATCGAGATAAAGCGTTTGAAATATTTAAAGAATTTAAAGGCAATATCGAAAACAGACGAATTGCTGAAATGCTCGGAATATCTGAAAAAACAGTTGGCGGGTGGAAGTGCAAAGATAAGTGGGATGAGTCAACTAACGGAGTACTCCATAAAAAGAAACGGAGTACTCCAAATAAAAAAGGCGGTCAGCCTGGTAATAAAAATGCCACTGGCCCGCCTAAAAATAAGAATGCCGAAAAACACGGCCTTTTCTCAAAGTGGCTTCCTGAAGAAACGATGGAGATCATTGGGTGCATTGAACATTCTAACCCCATTGATTTACTCTGGGATAATATCCAGTTGCAATACGCCGCTATCATCCGGGCGCAAAACTTGATGTATGTTAGGGATCAGGATGATATGACAAAGGAAATTAGTTGCGATGGTTTGGCGACCTCCTACGATATTCAATATGCCTGGGATAAGCATTCAAATTTTATGCAGGCACAGTCCCGGGCTATGAAGACGCTGGAATCTATGATCAAGCAGTATGATGGGCTGACCAGATCAGATCTAGTTACCGAAGAGCAGCGAGCAAGAATTGATAAACTAAAAGCTGATGTGGCAAAAATAAATGGCGAAGAAGAATCATTTGAAGACGATGGTTTCCTTGACGCTTTATCTGGAAAGGTCAAAGAAATATGGGAAGACGAATAAAACAGGCCATATTCAAATTCAAAGCGTTTTCCAATAAGCAGATGAAGGTCTTAACCTGGTGGATGCCAAACTCACCCACAAAGGACAAAGAAGGCATCATTGCCGATGGAGCGATACGGTCAGGCAAAACCTTATCGATGTCATTATCGTTTGTGATATGGGCCATGGTTTCGTTTAATAGCCAGAACTTTGGGATGTGCGGGAAGACCATTGGTTCGTTCCGGCGAAATGTTTTGTTTTGGCTGAAACTAATGCTCAAGTCCAGGGGCTATAAAGTCCAGGATCACAGAGCTGATAATCTTGTAACAGTAACCCGTGGCGATGTCACAAACTATTTTTATATATTTGGTGGCAAAGATGAACGGTCGCAGGACTTAATCCAAGGGATCACCTTGGCCGGAATATTCTTTGATGAAGTGGCGTTGATGCCTGAATCTTTTGTGAATCAGGCCACTGGTCGATGTTCTGTTGAAGGTTCGAAGTTTTGGTTTAACTGTAACCCGAGCAATCCGCAGCATTGGTTTAAGATCAATTGGATCGATAAGAAAGATGAAAAGCGGTACCTTTATCTCCATTTCACCATGGATGATAATCTTAGCCTAACTGAAAAGATAAAAGCCAGATACCGCTCAATGTATAGCGGCGTTTTTTATGAACGGTTTATACTTGGCCTCTGGAAAGCAGCAGAAGGGGTCATATATCGACAATTCGCCGACAACCCAAGCAAGTACATCGTTGAGCTGACCGACGAATTAAAAGAGCAATTAAGACGCGATCTTGAGTTTATATCAATCGGCATGGACTTCGGGGGGAATCGGTCCCTGACAACTTTCGTGGCCTCGGGTTTTACGCATAACTTTAGATCGGTCTATGTTTTGGCTGATCATGCGATAAAAGGCCAGAAGGGTGATATTGACAGTGATCTGGTCAACCAAGAATTCATTACGTTCTACCGAGAATTAGAGCAGCTTTTCCCAGTCATCCCAATCCGATATTGTTTTGCTGATAATGAGGCTCAGTATTTGATTAATGGCTTGTATAAGGCGTGCAAGAATGCAGGGTTGCCGATTAAGATCGGAGACAGTGCCAAGATCAGGATTGTTGAGCGGATCCGATGCTGCAACACTTTATTGAACCGGGAACGAATTAAGATATTAAGTTGTTGCACTGCCTTGATAGGTGGTCTGTCATCGGCTGTTTGGGACAAGAAAGCCAGCGATGCCGGTAAAGACGTGCGGCTCGATAACTTTAGCTCAGATATCGATATCCTTGACGCCTTTGAGTATTCATTTGAGCAGTTTATTAATAAGTTGATTGGAGGTTAACCGTGAACATAAACGCAGTAGTAGATTATTTAAACAAAGCGAACGGCTATGACGTGCCGACCAGCTATTATGCCTATATTCAAGAGTGGGAAGACTGGTGGAAGGGGTACTATAAACCGTTCCACGATTTTACCGAGACCGGGTACAGCGGGAAAACGAAAAAGCGCCAGATCTATTCCCTCAAAATGGCAAAGAAAGTATGTGAAGATTGGGCTAGTATTCTGCTTAATGAGAAAACCGAGATAGTTGTTGATAAAAATAGGAACAACGATTTTGTTGATTCGGTTTTTGAGCTCAATAATTTCTGGCAAGCAGCGAATGAGTTGATCGAGAAAACATTCTATTCAGGCACCGGTGCTTTTGTTTTGCGGTTTGAAAACCTTAAGCTGGTTGGCGAAAAAGCAATCGGGGACAAGAATACAGAGATCCGCATTGAATACCTGAATGCCTTGAACATCATCCCCTTATCGATTCGATATGGAAATATCGTTGATGTGGCCTTTGTTTCGGACGTGATGCTGGGAGGTAAAAACTATGTCTATGTCGAGACTCACATTCTGGCTGACACCGGGTATGAGATAACAAACCGATATTTTAAAGAAGATGCCGGATCACTAAACCCAATCCCGCTACCTGAAGGAATGATTGAAGGATTCTCGACCCGGTCGGATATCCCGTTATTTTCAATCATGAAGCCGAACATTGTCAATGCTATCGATGGCGCCAATGGGTTGGGTATGTCGGTATTTGCAAACTCAATCGACAACCTGCAGGGAGTTGATCTGTGCTACAACAACTTCAATCGTGACTTTAAGCTGGGCGGGAAGAAAGTGTTCATCAATGATTCACTGGTGACGACAACCGACAGTGGGGAGAAAATCACCCCAGACGATACGGCGCAACAGCTGTTCATTCAGTTTGGCGACGACTTCCTTGATAAGAACGGCAGCAATAAGCTGATCCAAGAGTTCAACCCGTCGCTAAGAGTTCAGGAAAACATTGACGGGCTACAGGCTCAGTTGGATTACCTGAGTTTTAAGTGCGGGTTTGGGACCAAGCATTACCAGTTCAACGCTGGGGCCATTATCACAGCAACTCAGTATGTTGGGGATAAGCAGGAGCTGATGCAGAACGCCAGTAAAAATTACATCGTTGTTGAGCGGTCATTGAAAACATTGGTCAGATCAATCATGTGGGCGGGAAAGAACATTTGCGGAATTGCGTTAGATGAAGAACCGGAAATAAAGGTAATCTTTGATGATAGCTATATTGTTGATAAGGAGTCGGAACTATTGGCCATGCAACAAGACGTTGCCAGTGGGCTGATTAAACCTGAAATTTACATTGCCAAGAAATACGGCGTTACCAAAGAAGAAGCACTTAAGATGATGCCGGCGGCGTGTTCGACAGTTGCGGACAATCCATTCGGCGAAGGTCCTGGTGTTGAGTAATGCTGACGCCTGATCAATTAAGGGACATTCCGGATTATTTTGTTGGCCTTTATCAAGACCTGGAAGCATTTGTTATTAAAGACTTTGCCCGGCGGGTAGCGAAGGCCGGGCAAATAACCGCAACAGCCGAATGGCAGGCGATCAGAGCGCAAGAAATCGGCATGGCTATGTCAGAGCTCGAAGAAGAAATAAAACGGGTTACAGAGCTTTCTCAGGAAGAAATTGATGCATTGATGTATGACGTTGCAGAGCTGTCTTTGCAGAATGATGGACCGATCTATGAAAAGATGGGACACTTAACCCCTAATCTTGAAAAATCTGAGACTTTGCAGAATTATGTGAAAGCTGCCCAGGAACAAACAAAGGGTGAGTTTTTTAACATGACTC